TTCCAGCTCTTTTTATTTTAGCATTTTCATTAATTGCTTTTGGTGTACCTCCAGTAGAAGATGCCATTCCTCCTGATGCTGAAGTATTAGATCCCATTATGTTTGTTCCCCATCTGTATAAAAACCTTGACCACCAGCTCTACTGAATAAACTTCTTTGACCAATAACACCTTTAGCAAATCTTTCTTTAAATCTTTTTTCTTTAGCTTCTAATTCTTTCTTTTTTTCTTCTTCTCTTTCTCTTTCTTCTTTTAGCTTTTTTTCTAGCTCTGGATCTGGTTTGTATTTTGGTGTTCTAAAAATGCCCATTTGGTGCTTCCATTCTTTATTAAGTATTTATATAACTGAAAAGGTGTAATAATCAATCTATTTATTCCAATTAATCTCATAACTATAGTTACACAACTATGTTCTCTTAACCATGCAGCTTGGAATAATCTCCATTTATGTTTAAATCTTTTAGTTTTTAAAAATACTCCATTGTTAGCTAGTATAAATCCAAATACTTTATCTACTTCTGATCCTTGTAATAAAGATATATCAATCCTTTTATGTATATGTTCTATAATTACCCATACATTTTTTTGTGTATCAAAATAACAAGCTCCACAATGAGCCATTCCTTTTTTTCTAAAGATATGATACCATTCCTCATTAGGTGGATCGTAAAAAAAAACTACCCATTCTTTCGGTAAATATCCCATTTTCCCCTTTTATTTACAGCATTTCTATTATATAGATCCCAACTTTTGTAAACATTTGTAACACCTTGTTTTTGTGATCCTACAGTCAATGATCTTCCTTCTCCAGCTCCTAACATAAGATATTGTAGTGCATCATGGACATGAGAAAACTTATTCTTATTTGGTCTATCTTCATATCTTTCGCCAGATGTTTGTATTCTTCTATAATGATACCCACCTAAAAAACCTTTTCTTAACTGATTACAGGATGGCGATAGTAAAAATCCAGCTTTACCATCAACCATCCTGTTCAATGCAGATTCTACTGATTCGATTCGTAGAGCTACATCATTTGATGGTGCTGGAAAGGCTTGTATACCTTGCTGTCTAAGTATCTGAAAAGGAGTAGTTTCATCTGTCTGTGCCCTAAAATCACCAGCTGGATCACCAAATATTTTTAAATCTTTATCTGCACAGTATTTAATTATATCATACTTTAGCATCTCACTAAACTTAACTGTACCAATATCAAAACAAACTAACTCATGGTTTATAATCCATCTACCATCAGGAAGTTTCTGTCCAAATACAGCAGAAGGTGTTAGTCCAAAGTCTAAACCTATATATACTGTAGTATCTGCAAATTCTATATTCTCACTAGCTAAATGTGTATCTTCTCTAAATGAACCATAGACTAACTTTCCATCCTCTATAGTTCCTAATCTATTTAAAACATAAACATCTATCCATGACTTTGATTTACCTCTAATAATATTACTATAATACTCAGGAGTAACATTCTTAATGTTTTCTGCTGTTGTATTTAGTTCATAACCTTTAATCTTATCATCTTCTTTCTTTTCTATCATGCCTGGAGGTTGTACAAAAAATTTCCAGTTGTCAGGCTTGACTAACATTAATGAATCTTCTTGGTTCATATGATCTGGCACTGGTACTTCACCAGACATTATGGACCACCAATGATCTTCATCTGGTGCATTTGTATCTGCTATAACACCATACCATGTAGGTCCACCATCTTTCATAGATGGAAATCTACCTACACGCATAGTACAAGCATCTACAATAGATTTAGGAATCTCTCTAGCTTCATTAATCCATACTCCTGTTAGTTCTAATGACAGTAGTTTCTTTACATCTTCTGGTCTATCTAATGCTAAGAATATAACTTCTAACTCAATATCATTAATCTTTATATGATGTGTAAAAGGTACTGAGTAAGTAAAGTTACCAAATAAATTTTCTGGAAACCAATCTAACCATGTTTTCATGGTAGTAGTTTTTAACTGAGGGTTTGTGTTTCTGATTACTGCCCATCTAGATTTTCTCTTACCATCAGGAGATGGTTGTTGTTTGGCAGCTCTTCTAAATATTTCTATACAACAAGATACTGATTTGCCTGATCCTACTGGACCTCGGACACCTCTAAAGAAGCTATTATCCTTCATAAAGGATTTAATAACTTCTCCAGGTGCTTTGTAATCTAGTCCACTCACACAGTATTGGAATCAGTACCAGCTTTAATTAACTTGTAAATAGTATCTGGTAGTAACGATTCAATAAACATATCTGCTTCTTTATCTGTAATAAATTCTTTAGGATAATGAGAGAAATGTACCTTCTTAACTATCTTTCTTAACTTCATTCTGTCTTGAAAAGATATAAGATCCTGTGCGTATTGTTGTGTCATGCAGACTGTACTATTACAATTACTATAATAACAGCTACTGCAACAACTAAAGTCTTACCTTTTTTATTAAGGTTATTCCAACGATCTAGTAATTTATTATACATAACTAGCTCCTTACTTTTTCTTTTTACTTGCCATAATTTTTTTCTTTAAAGCTGGTGGTAATTTGTTTTGTTTACCTTTTAGCTTCTTAGATCCACTGGCTTTTTTCATTCCATACATTATTTTATACTCCTATATGCTCTTGTTTTTGCTGCAATAGATTTAGGTTGTTTAACAAACTGCTTACCTTTTCTAGTGCCTTTTCTCTTAGCTCTAGTAGTAGACGCATACTCAGAATCTGTCAATGACTTGATTGCTGCTTCTGGTAAGTATCTTTCCCCAGTTTTTGCACTGGGTTTCCCTGACTTGGTTCTCCATTTCTGTTTAGACCAAGCCTTTAAACTACGTTGAGATTTAGCTAGAGCCATTATGCCTTGGCTTTTTTCTTAGAACTAGCACTTAAATCTTTAAAATGTACTACAACTTTACTGCCAGAACCATGTGTCTTACCACTGTGTAATGATCCATTAGGCATCTTGTGTGTAGCTCCTTTGTACTCTGTACCATTCTTGAAGTAATGTTTTGTTTTTCCCATTATTTATAACCTCCTCCAGCTTTCTTATAAGCAACTGCTAACATTTGTGCCTTTCTCGCACTCCACTGTCCAGCATTACCACCTTTTGTTCCTGATTTTATTCTTTGAAAGATTCTCTTTCTCATTGTGGGTTTAGTATAGTTCCCAGCTTTATTAACTGTACTCACCACTTCACCCTATTCGCCCAGTATGCAGCTGACATATTACCTTTCGCTATATTCTTGGCGTGTCTTGCCTTAAAAGACTTTGCTCTCTTTGTCATAGTTCTATCTCCTGTCTTTCCTTGTTGTCCAAACCTAATAGTCTTAACTTTATCTCCAGACTTAGCTACCACTATGTGTGATTTAGTCTTATGTCCAGGAGTTCTTTTAGGTTTATTAAAACCACTTACTCCAGCTCTCTTTATTCGAGGATCTGCCATGATCGAACCTTACTATAATAAATATTTTTTTGAAGTGCTTTTTTCAACTATATTGTTTGTATAGGACCTTTTCCTCTTATGTCTTTGCATATTTCAAACCCCCGTATCCTAATCTAAGTCTATGTTGATAGAGATGTTTCCTGCGACCTGGTGTTGTACCTTATCAGGAGCTCTCATCCCTATCCTATCTAGGAGATCCTTACTAGCTTCCAGTCTAACATACTCGCTCTTCCCATTTTGTATTAAGTGTAGAAGAGTAGAGGATGCGTGGACTGATCCTAGTCCTAACTTGTTGGACACTTCCTGTTGTAGGTACGCCTGTACCTTTGGCAATCGTAGTGTCCTACTAGCTACTACTCTACCACTTTCTCCCTTAGAATAACCAGCCTTCTGAGAGGCTTCGGTTATGGTACATCCTGTTGCTACGAGGGTATCAACTAATGCTCTTTGTTTGTATGTCAAACCATCTTTCTTGCCTAATTGTGTTCTTGCCATTACGATAGATGTAAACATGAACGTAACCATGTCAAGCACTAAATTGTAAACGTTTGTATCAACGATACTCGTTTGCATCTCTGATGAGAGGGATGTGTTCCCCTTCCCTCTCAAACTCTCCCTTTCACCTTTAGATTCGAGGTGTATCAGACAGTCAGTCCACAGGACTGGCACTTCTCGATCCTTCTTATCTTGACTGCCAAGCAGTCAGCTTACGCCTGTATGATCTTCAGTGCTATCTCTCTCTCTTGATTCTCAATTATATCATAGTAGTCCTAGCAATCTTTCGCTGCGATAAGTATCGCTGAACCACGAAAGATCGTCATCTTGACGACAGTCCAAGTAGACTGCGATCAATATGATAAGCTCGTTCCTCGCAAACAAGGACTAAAGACTATGCTTTAATCAAGAATCAAGAAAGGAGATTATACTATGGAAAATCTTGATACAAAAACTTGTTGGATTCTACTGAATAATATGAAGTGGAAGAAACAAGATGCACTATCTAAATGTTATGATTCTGATGAAACTTGGGATTATTACAAAGGATGGCATGACGCCATAGAGGAACTGCAAGAGCAGATATTAAAAGGAAAAGGAGATCAAAATGACTGATTGGAATGATATCAAATTTCTAGAATTACTAGATAAAGCTAGAAAAGCTGATGAAGAAGGTAAGCCAGATGAGGCTAAGTTGTTCAGAGAGTATGCACAGATAGTAAATAGTACAGATGAGTTTGATGAAAATATGGAGGTATTAGATGAAACAACCTACTAAACTAACTACAAATACTAATGTTATTGATGGTATTCACTACCACAATACACAGGACTGGACCCAATGGGTAGGCAGTCTAGTTGATGAATCAAATGAGATAGATCGTGTTTACACAGATCTACTATTGTGGCAGTTATGCAACAGTACATACAAGAGTATCCAATCATTTGCAAAGAATGCACAGTATTGGAAAGATCAGCTAGAGTCTACATTTACAGATGAAAGACAAGCACCTAATGGTACAGAAATCAGTACTATCAACCATGACAATATGATTGAACAGGCACAAACTTGGAAAGCATTGGAGGATAAATACACAGCTATACACAAAGCATGTAGTGATTTATATCAACAGCTTTATCAGATGAAGTGGACTGAGAGGAAAGTGGCAAAGCCATCAATAGGTAAGATGAGGACACAGTCCAATATGACACCTGAAGAAATGGCAGAAAAGAAAAGAATCGTATCAGAAATGGTAGGATTCTAATAAACAATCGTGTATAGAATGCCAGGCACAAGTGGCTTGGCATTCTCTTACAAAAAAAAATTCGGATTAAAGTAGCTAATACCGAATGCTTTTGATATTATAGGTTACGGAAGGAGTTATATTATGCGTAGCATGTCTATACTATTTGGATACTTTGACAAGTTTTTCGAGTATCTACTAAAAACACTAATGACTACCAAGTTCAGAAACAATGCTGAATATCTAGGTACGTTTGTATTATTTTATATTGGTCTTGGTGGAGGACTTATTGCTTTCAGTTTGTTCTTCGGTATCAATCCTACATTGATTATGTCAGTTGTAGCAGCACCTATATGGGTTGGTCTAGTATTCTTATGTAATAGGATTACAAAGATTGCAATTACATTGAAGGACATACCAGAACCAGATATTAAGAAAACTAAATCAAGGAGAAAGTAATGACAAAATTACCAGAACCAGCAGATAGTTTCACACAAGATGAGCTAGACAAGTTTGATGTGATCTACTTAAAATACTATGAACACTATGATACTTATCAAGATCTAGAAGATTCATGTGTCAAGCAGATGCTTCAAGATGGAGTAAAGCTAATCTACACACAAGAAATCAAAGAGATGGTTAGAGAAAGGTTTGAAGATGAAAACTACATTCCAGAACCATACAAAGAATAAATGTATCAGATGTCTTGGACTTGGATTAATAATAGATTGGAATAATCCAGAGAGTTCAGACACATGTGATATGTGTAATGGTACAGGAGGTGCTAATGAATACCGAAGGATTAAAGATTTTAAAAGCAAGATTGTGGGATCAAAGAAACAAAGTAAGAGAATCAATCAAACAACCACATGATGCTATTCTTAATGGAAGGATACAAGCACTCAATGAGTTAGATGAATTGTATCTGATAGAAAATGAAATATTAGAGGAGTTTGAATCATTAAGAGATAAACTAACTAAGGACATCAAGACTGTAGAGCAGTGGCTTAAACAGTTAGATGAGTTTCGATTTGAAACAAGGGGGTAAGAATGAAAAGCATCAGACCAGGACATTACCAAGCAACTATATCTTATGGTCAAGATCAAGTGATCGTTGTTAATATTGTAAAGATAAAGTCTAACTTTAAACACAGTATTACTAAATGGAGATTGACTGTTGATGATAGTGTACTAGGTCCACAACATAGAACTGATTGGGATACCAAGCAGATGGCTATGACTGAAGGCAGAAAAGAAGTTGAGAATATTATGTTCAAGGCTTTAGAAATAAGGATAGTCAAGGGTTTTCAGTTACCTAAAGATTATTATGGAAAGGAAAAACTACATGAAGTGTAATGCAGAAATGTTTAAAGATCTAATGTGTAAAGTAAATAGGATATCACCTAATGCAAATATTAAGTTTGCATCTAGAGTATATCATGGAACATCTGAAGAGGGAGAGTTCAAGAAACATGAGTTTAAAAAGATATCAAGTATTCTTATTGAGTTTGAAGGAACTACTTACTCAGATAGAGATGAGATAATTATAACAGTTGAATAGGAGGAGCTATGCTACCAACAGAACTAGAGTTTCCTGTACGTCAGGAAGATGTATACAATCAACACGGATCTAAGATTGATGGATACAAACAATTAGTACACGATACAAACAACCAGTTGATTGCTGTACACAAAGATACATACAGAGTTATTACTCACAATGATGCATATGAAATGTCATATGAGTTCTTACAAGATAACTTCAATACTAATGGTATGGAAGAAGAACACAGACATTCTAACAATGGTGCAGTAATGGCTACTAGATTTACACTACCAGAATATGTAATACCATTTAGAGATACACAGATATCTTTAGAAGCTGTGATGTGGAACAGCTACAATGGTATGAGATCATTCAAGTTTGATTTAGGTTTCTATCTATGGCTATGTATGAATGGTATGAGAAATCCTTTATGGGATTTATCTTTATCTTCACAACACAAAGGTACTAGAGATATCAAACTACAAATACCTAATCAGTATGATGCAATCGATAGACTTAAGACTGTTAAGAACAGTATGGAGAACTGGATTGCAGAAGATGTAAACTATGGTGAGTTCAGTTATGAAGTAGATAAGCTATGCTTACAACCTACAAGGACTGATAAAAGTCATGTAAATCAACAACATAAGAGATACATACAAGATCAGTATGATCAGAACTATGCTAGAGAATTTGGTGAGAACAAGTTTAGTGCATACCAAGCTATCACACATTGGAGTACACACTACCCAAGTGATTCAGTTAATACTAGATATGATCGTGAAAGAAAGGTTGCAAACTGTCGGTGGTTTCACTAAAACAAGATAGAGGGCAATCGAACTTCATAGTATATGATCTCCTTCCTCCGCATGGTTGCCCTCAACACATAAACATTATGGGAAAAAAAAGAGGTGTCGTACCACAACATATGTTAGTATTAGAAAGATGTATTGTCTGTAAAAAGAAATGGACTAAAGCTATGATGATAGACTACAGAGAATACACATGTATTAAATGTTACAACAGGAGGAATAATGAAGAAAATAAATCCCATTGATCCAGGCTATTACATTGGACCAGCGATTCAAGTTATAGATGTTATAGAACAATTTAAATTGAATCATCACGAAGCAAACATCATCAAGTATGTAATAAGAAACAGACACAAGTACCCTGATAAACCAACACAAGATCTAAAGAAAGCTCGTTGGTATATAGATAGATTAATAAATCAGTATGACAGCAAATGATTTAGTTAAAGGATTTGTAAGAAATAAAAGACTAAAGAAAAAAACAGTCAAGTATAATCTTTCAGATCCAGTACAAAGAAAGAGATGGTGGATAAAAAAAGTATGCTATTTAGCTAGAGTTTGGTTTGATCGTGAGATAGAATACAAACTAAGAGTAGGTTTAATAGACGGAGATCCATCTGCTAAGAGATTAGCTGATGCACTATGGAAGAAAAAAACTGACATTGAAAACATTGTAGAGAGGAAGGTCAATGAATATACAGAATCAAAAGAGCGTTATAGACAGAAACTCAGGGATCGGAGGGAGTGATGCTACTTATCTAGCAGCTGGTAAGTGGAAAGAACTATATGAAATAAAAAAAGGTACATCAGAACAAGAAGATTTATCTTTTATATTACCAGTACAGCTTGGTATTTATACTGAATCATTCAATCGTGAATGGTTTACAGCACATACCGATTTTCCAGTTCAAGAAATAGATCATACATTAGTACATAAAGACTATCCATTTATGTTAGCTAATGTAGATGGTTTTGTTTTGAATCAAGATCTCAAGACTATGGGTATCTTTGAAGCTAAACATACTAATATGATGACTAAAGATGATACAATACTTGAAAAATATTATGCTCAAGTACAGCATTACATGATGGTAGCTAACAAAACTAAAGCATGGTTATCAGTAATATTTGGTAATGTAAGATGGAAAGCATTTATTGTTTCACAAGACAAAAAATTTCAGAGGAAGTTGCTGAATGCAGAACATCAGTTCTGGACATTACATGTGGAGAAGGATGTTGCTCCAGATGACTATGTTGATTTTCAATCTATTGAGGAGGTAATATAAATGGATGACAATACTAAAACTCAAAATCTTAATATATGGGATGAAGCTAAAGAAACTGATCCGAGGTTTACTAAAAAAGTATCCTTTGGAGCTAGGAGTTTTACTTCTATTGATGCTCACTATCAAATCAGACGAGCTACAGAGATCTTCGGACCAGTTGGTACTGGTTGGGGGTATAGTGTCAAGTATGATACTCTAACACATGACAACAAAGCATTTCAATTTGCTGATGTAGTTATATGGGTTGGTAAACCAGAGATGGCATACGGACCAGTAAGAGGTTGTAACTTGTTAGTAGATGGTAAAGGTAGGGTAGATGATGATGCACCAAAGAAAGCATTAACAGATGCACTAACAAAAGCACTATCACATTTAGGATTCAATGCTGATGTATTCATGGGTATGTTTGATTCAAACAAATATGTGAAACAGCTTGAAGAAAAATACAAAGGTAATGTAGATAAATCAAAAGTACAGGAGGTACTAACTAATGATAAATAAAGTAATACTTGTAGGTAGAACTGGTACAGATCCAGAAATCAAAACACTTAAAAGTGGTACATTGATGGCTACAATGTCTGTAGCTACTACTGAAAAAGTAAGAGATAAAGATACACAACAAATGAAAGACAAAACTACTTGGCATAAAGTAGTTACATTTGATCCTAATCTTTCTAAGACTATTAAAGACTATGTAACTAAAGGTACATTATTATACCTTGAAGGTCAGATAGATGTATCACAGTATACAGACAGTAGTGGTAACAAGAAATATAATACATCAATTCTAATACCTAGATACTCTGGTATTATGAAGATGTTAGGTGGTAAGCAAGATAAATCTATTGAATCTGTCAATAAAGATGCACTACCTGATGATGATATTCCAGATATCCCATTTTAAATAATGGGGTATACAAATTATTGGACACATACAAATGATTTTACTGATAAAGAATGGTTAAAAGTTTTAGAAGAATATAGTTATATTTCAGATATTTTAGAACCCCATATTATAGAATCTACTTATATAGACCATGATAATGTTATTATCTTTAATGGTTTATCTAAACATGATTTAGACCATGAAACATTTGTTATTAATAAATACAAAAAAGATAATGAACTTACTTTCTGCAAAACTGCTCGTAAACCATATGATATAGCAGTATGGCATATGTTATATTTTATACATAAAGAAACAAATGCTTTTAGTGAGATCAGTAGAGATAGATAAGTTTCCATATGGAACTGTGTAGGAAAGACATTAGGTAGTGAGCGTAAAGCATTGAGCCAGAGGTTATATGTAAGGCAAAAGCTGGTGGCTACACGCCTACACAGAAAGTTTCCTCTGCGTTATGTAAGGTAGAACCTTCACCTAGCTAGGTTGTTGGGGAATATGTAGTGTTATATGGTTGGTGTGTAAGGGCGAAGCAATAAGGTCATCCTGGAAAAGCCATTAAATTATTCCAGGTACATGAATTGACATGTTATAAACAAAGCCATATATATACTACATGGTATTAAAATCTCAACTTGATGAGCTAATAGAAACCTTAACTGATTATACTAAGTATCTAACTCAGTTCGGATATGATGATGAAACAATCTTCTGTGCATATGCTGTTACTGCTATGTATCTAACAGGAGAAAAAGAATCTAAGAACATTGGTAAATCTATAATGAAAAAAGTAAAGAGTATTAATGTTGTTGAGAGTACTGGTCATACAATTCACTAGCATATTCTAAGGCATCAAAGTCATAGTAATCCCAAAACTTAAACTCTGGTTTATGTTTACCCCATGTTAGTTCTGAATGATGTTCAAAACATAATGGTACTACAAGATGATTAGATCTTTTAAATTGTACTTGTGATCCTCGTAAGTGATGAACATTCATAGGAGTGTTTGATGTACATCCAGGTACACAACATCCATGTTCAATTATTTTATTAAAATATTTTTTATCTTTAAATGTATATCTGCCCATCCCAAGAACCATCCTTCCTTAATAACATTGGTATTAAGTATGGTACACCATTAATGATACAACCACAAGATAGTATTGGTTTAGCTACATTGATCTTCATATATGCCATAGCTAATGATTGTTTATTTACAAGACAACCTACTGACATACCCCAGTTTAAATGAAAGTCATTACCAACATACTCTATATTTGACTGCGTGTGATAATGCCCTTGGCATACCGAAGCAGACATCAGTTGTACTGACTTAACAATATTCTTAGATACTTGATGTGCAAAGTATATCCTACCGAGTGTATTATTTTCCCAATGATATTCTTTCCACTTCCACCGAGATGATACATCTAGTATTTCATTATAATCTTTTAAAAAGAACTTAGACATCCCTTTAGCCATGGCTCTGCGTAGTACCATAGATCCATGATTAGATTCTAGTAAGATCATATCAGGATACATCTTCTCTAACTTCTTAATCCAAAACTTACCTACTTCAAGTTCATCAGCTGCCGAAGGTAGATCTGGGTTAATAACATGGCTTACATTAATGCTATGCCAATCCATCTCATCACCGATATTGATGACCTTATCCCAGTCATATCTGTTTTTTAACTTATTTAAGAAGCGAAAGCTGTCAGGATGGTGATATGGGATGTGAAGGTCAGAAATGACCAGAATCTTATCCATTTTTCCCGTTTTAAGGACTGTGGGTGGGGTAGTTAATTTCTTCTTGTATGATCTATTTGTCTTTTTTAAATCTGTCTGCGATTTTTTCACCTGATCTACCAATAGTGTATCCTCCTATGCCAACTAAGATAATATTGAGTAAAGAATTTTGTACAGATTCTGGAATATTGGGTGCAGTAAAACCGAACCAATGAGCTACCATCAAACCAGCAAAGACTAACATCATAATTGGTCGCCAGTTCCTCTGTAGAAATCCACCTTGTGCTTCTGTTTGTATAATTTTAGCAGCACCTTCTAGTTCTGCTAGTTCACCAGATATAATCTTCTCCTGGACTTTGGCTTTGAGCTTCTCAGCTTCACCTTTATTGTCTACTACTTTGTCTATAGTCTTGAATACAGCACCAGCAATAGGTCCTAACATATTAAGCAACATCTATTTCCCTCATTGTTAATGCTAGATCTGATGCTCTGTTTGGTGTTTGACGATACCAAAGAGAATCAATCATTTCATCTGATGCATCAGTATACCTAGCTTCTTTAAGAGCAGATAGCATACCTTTAAATTTAGATACACCACCTTCACCCATTTGATAAACCATTTCTATGACTACTTCTTTTGCAGTAGTATCTATATCATAATCACCGACTATATTGTCAGCACCTTCACAAGCAGTTTGGAAATCTTGTTCAAACAATGTATCCCATCCTTCTCTTGTAGTAGGTATATCTTCACCTTCAATTATTTTATGACCATACCCACCAGTATCAAATCCTTCACTGCACTTATAAACATCTAGTCTATAGCCTTCGTGTTCTTTAATTCTTTCTTTTAGTTCTTCAAACGGCATCATAATCTTTTTGTGTACAGAATCCTGTTACATACAAATCCTCGTTATTTCTTAAACTGTATCTAAAGTTATCCACATATGCAAGGCAATCTGGTATATTATTAAAGGGTTCATATAGAGGTTCTGCAACACAACTTTCTTCTAATGGGGAGCTTAGTGATTGTACACAGAATAAAATGATTAAGTAAATCTTCACTTTATTTGTGTCATTATGATGGCTAGTAAGTTAGAGAATACTAAAAATCCTACAGTCCACATAACTTTCTTAATCATAGAGATATCAGTTTCTATATGTTTAAGATGGTTAGACTTAATGATATCGATATCCTTTTTAATTAGTAGGATATCTTTATCTAGTTTATTTATTTTCTCCGACTGGCTTGGCATTGACAGAATCCATAGTTTCTATTTTCTCAGATAGATTGAGATTTTTAAACTTGTTTAGTTCAGTTGTTAGATGCATATTCATTTCTTCTTCCTCAGTTAGTCTTAGAATCTTTTTAGATAAGTATGTAATAAATACTTCTTGTTCATCAATTATCTTTTGTAACTTATTGCTTTGTCTTTTATTAGACTTAGCTTCTTTACGCAGTTTGTTTATTTCTTTTTCTGTTTCAGTCATTAGTTTATTTTACTCAATGATCTTATAAATTCAACACCTTCTATAACTTCTATCTGTGCTTCTACTTTAACACAAGATACTCTAGCTGTATCTGATATACCTCTTTCAATCATTCGTTTCTTTTCAAGACAATCTTTAACACCATCAGTAACAGTATGTTCAATCATAGTATCACCAGAGAATAGTAGTAATGCTATAATTACCTTAGTTATCATATCCGTTTGCTCTTACTTTATCTTTTAGTTCTTCTATATCTTCCAGGGCTTTCTCTACATCAGTTTGTAATCTCATAATATTAACCTTATTATGTGCCATGTTTTCTAGATCTTCAGACATACCTTCTACTTGTTCTGATACAAATTCTAGAAGCATAAACTGTTCCTGATCTATAGGAGTTTGATCTGCATTCTTTACCAGATCAGCTTCAAATAAAGTAGCTCTAGTTTCTATATTATTAAGTCTTTCAATGACACCAAAATATGCCCATACTGCAGTTGCAGTAACACCTAATAATCCTAGTAAATTCTTAAGAGGTAAGCCTATTTCAGTTTTATCTGAAAGACTAGGCATTACCTACAAACACATTCGCCATTACAGTATTCACACATGGTCTACTCCTTTGGATTATCTGCTTTAACTTGTGCAATTCTAGCTGACCAAGCATCTATGTCTTTATAGATCTCATCAAGCTGATCGCCAATATCACCATAAGCTGTTCTTCTTGTAGCTCTGACAACATTGTTAGCTTCTTCAGTATTACCAGCAGTTTCGTATGAAGCAATCTGGTCATCAGTTGGTTGAGCTAAACCTGAAACATTCCAAGTTTTAATATATGCTCCCTTACCATCTGAATCGTCTTGAAGAAGTACATCTTTTGTAAAGTCAACTGTCTTAGAGTTTGCCTGACAATACAAAGATATTTTAGTTGATAGTTGTGCCATTTGTTTTTCCTTTCTTTGTTAAATTAATTTATATGATCCGAATATTGCATTTTTTATTAATGGTGTTCCTGAACTAACATCAACATAACCAAAAGATTCTACATAATCAGAAGAACCATTCATAGATACAGTACAAGTAAAGTTCATAGATTGAGCAGAAGAATATGAAGAATTATTAGAAACAAAACTTAAAATTCCATTAGTGATATCACTACCATTTTTACGGATTCTAATAGTTGTATTAAACAATCTATTAAAATTTGCTGTTTCTTCAAAAAATGCTTGTGTATAAACAAAATATCTACCAGCAATAGTTGGAGTAAACCTATAAGTAGAGGTGTCATAGCAACTATCAGTATCAAAAGTTTCTGTTGCTAAAGTTATTTTAGTTAAAGTTGCATCACTTACAGTTTGTGAACTTGTTGATGCTTCAAAACTTGGAGTTGTGATTCTAGTTATTGCCATGCTATGCTCCTATAATCCTGTATGCTCCAAAGTAAGTTCTTTGACTATCACTAGCTAAAGTTCTTGTGCTACCAGAATCCGTTGCTGTAAAAAATTCTAAATAATCAGATGAACCATTAAATTCAATTACACCATGACATACTCCTGTTAAATAATTTTGATTTGCATGAGCTGGGTGTTTTGCAGATAAGACTGCTGAACCATTTTTTCTTAATTCTGCAACTAAACCAAGATTTCCGTCTGTTAAGTTATAGGTATAAGAACAATAACAAAAATACCTTCCAGCTACATTAGGAGTAAAACGATAATTAGAACTGTTATCATAACAACTTCCAATATCAAATCTTTCTGTATTAGCTACAACTTTCACAGTTGAACCACTAGCTACTGATAAATCAGAGCTTGGATATGCTTCAAAAGCTGGAGTATTCTGACCACCTATATTGTTAGTAGTAATACTTCCTGATCCATTAGATATTAATAGGTTGTTTCCACCTACATCTTGTATTGTGTTTACTTTAATAATTGATGTCATGTTATGCTCCTATTAATCTGTGTCCTGTAAAATATTGATTTGTTGCATTTTGTGCATCACCTGAGTTTTGATATACATAAATTTCTACATAATCTCCTACACTTAATGAAACAGTATATGCAGTAATCATTCTAAAAATTCTATCTGAACTTGCTTTTTGTTCTCGCACAGAAGCAAGTTGGTCATGTGAACCATTTATATAAATCATAATTTGACCTATTTCATTTGCATCAATACCAGGTATTTGGGTATGAGCCTGTAAATAATACTTACCACCTTTTCCTGTGGGTACTGTAAATCTATAATTAGATGTGCTATATGCACTATCTGTATCCCATACTACTGTATCAAAAGCGACTTTTGTGTCTGTGTCGTTTGAAATACTTTGATTGCCTGTAATCTTGACAGCAAAACTAGGAGTATTAGTAATAGCACCACCACTAGAGATAACACCACTACCATTACTGGTTAGTAGTTCGTTACCCCCTAAGTCAGTTATTTGATTTGTTTTTAATATGCTCATTTATGTTAATTTAAAACCTCCAAAAATATCTTCACTTGTATCAGTACCTATATTACCACCACCACCATCATCAATTTTTCCATAGAGTTCAACATAATCGCCAACAGCAAGATCTATCGCACCACTCACTCTTGGGCCACTATAATAATCTGTAACTTGTCCACCAGCTAAAATTTTTGATCCATTTTTGTAAATAGCTATAACTCCTCTACGGCTTGATGTAGTTGTAATTTTCATACCACCATAAAAAAAATATTTACCAGCTTTGCCACTTGGAACTGTAAAACGATTGTCTGTGAAAGCACTATCAGTATCATAAGTTTCTGAAAAATCTGTAATCTTTGTCCATGTTGCACTTGATAATGTTTGTGCTGAACCACCATTAGTACAAAGAAACGAAGGTGTATTAGCTGGAAAGTTTGTAAGTGTTGCACCAGACTTTAGAGTTATAGTTGATGCGTTGCTATCACCAATAGTAACTGTATTTTGACCACTTGGTGCGTCTATTGTTTGTACTTCAATTTTACTCATAATACTACAAATGTACTCCCTGATGGTACTGTTAATGTACCACTTACAGTTATTGTACCTACTGCCATAGCATTTTTGCCAGATGCAATAGATATGTTGTTAAATGTCTGACCATTAGTCATGAAGAATGTAGAGGCTAGACTTGATGATGATACTGTTCCATCAGTTGGCACACCTATGTCCTTACTATTACCAAGAACTCGACCGCTAAAGGAATCTGACGCCAATGGAGCTGAACTGAAAACGATAGTAGATCCTGATATGGCGTATGCTGAAGTGTACTGTACAACACCTGAGATAGATATTAAGGCATTAGCATCTGTCTGAGGTACAACAGCAGTACCACCACTTGTTAAGTTAAATGTTGTTGTTGATCCATTAAATCCTGATGATATATCATCTAAGATTGTATATTGTCCATCTGTAGGAGCTGTTCCTATGTATGCCATATTTACTCCTTTGGATTATCCGTTCTTACTTTGTTATAAGCAGTCTTATAAGCATCCCATTTTGTAGAATCTTCACCTATTTCTTTTTCACAATATGCCTCTGCAAATTCTTGTAAAGAAGGATATGCAACTGCTCTATCCCTTTGATATTTATTGTTACTATATTGTGTTTGTAGCTTTTCAACTTTTGTTTTTATATCACTTTTAGATATTTCACTTGTTCCATCTAACCATTCTATAGTGCAAGAATCTACATCATCTCCTCTAACAACAACTTTAGCGTTAGGGTTTAAAGAAAGTATTGCATCTAAAATCATATTTCTATCTCCATCAAAACAACATTACTATGATTTGAATATCTTTGAGCGTACCATTGTGTGCCGCTATCTTGTTTTTGTAATGTATTTTTAACATATAATGCACTTGTTGTACCTGCTGTAAATTTTACAACATGGGTGACAGAAGATAAACCTGCTGTATCAGAACTATCTTGTGCTACTGCTGATCCTGTTACTTCTGTGCCAGAAATATCACCACTTGTTGTTCCATACACTAATCTTGAAAATAATCTTCCTGCACCACCATTACTTAGACCTCCAACACTCATAAAAGCTACAATAGTGTTAGATGATGAAGTTGGTGTTATTGCCGTTTCAAAGTTAAAAGTCTGTACATCTTGGTTATTAGCACCAACTTGTGTGTTATGAACTTGGCTAATTACTTGTATAACTTTTCCAAAACCTGTTACTTTAGCATTAGTAACTGCATCATCTGCTATCTTAGCTGTGCTTATAGCTGTATCAGCAATCTTAGCTGTACTAACAGCTGTGTCTGCTATCTTAGCTGTAGATATAGATCCGTCTGCTATATCTGCACCAGTAAGTATAGATCCTGTAGGTGTACGCCCAATATATGCCAACTTATGTAATCTCCATTATTGATAATGCTGCATCTATTTTTGCAGAAACAGAACAATCAACTTTTACAACATCTGTAGTTTGTAATACCACCTTACTACCAGTCAGTACTTCAAGAGTACCACCAACTGGAATAGGTGCATTTTTAACTACAAACACAGTTTGATTTGTTTCTGTATCAGAAGTATCTGATTCAATCTTAACACTAACATTTACTTCAGCTGTATGAATATTACATAGTAATAATCCTAGTACTACCGAAGTAGTAGAACTCGGTACTGTATATAGTGTTAAAGGTGTACCAGAACTAGATGGCATAGCATCATTAGTTTTTATTTTAAATGTATTAGCCATTCTATCCTTTCTAGCCTAATGCTATTGCTAGAGCTGTAGCATCATCTAACGAAGCTCCAGAACCAGCTATTGTTAATGTTTCATTACCACCATCACTACCTTCTGTAAAGGAAATGTTGCTTCCAGCTACTAGCTTTCCATTAAGAAATCCAGCAGTTGTATCATTACTTGACACTTTCACTAAAGCATCAGTATCAGCAGAAATGGCTACCCAGGCACTACCATTATAGAACTTTAATAGATTGCTTGTGGTATTGTAGAATAAATCACCTTCATCTAAAGATGATGTTGGATCACTTGATCCGATTCGATATTGGTTAGCAAATGTATTTACATTTGTAATATTAGTGGCAGTAGTATTAACATTGGCAATATTAGAAGCCACAGTAGTAACATTAGATGATACACCAGCGACAGTAGTAATATTAGAGTTATTACCAGCTACAGTATTAATATTAGAAGAATTAGAATTTACAGCGTTAATGTTAGTTGCATTGGAGTTTACAGCACTAACTGCACTAGATATTCCAGCAACAGTAGTTATATCGCTAGATATACCAGCAAGAGTATTCATGTTAGTTACATTAGAAGATGTAGCTAAAGTGTTCATATCACTTACAATATCTGCAGTAGCAAGTGTATTCATGTCAGATACTACATCAGCAGTACCCAGAGTATTCATATCTGCAACCACATCAGCAGTTGCTAAAGTATTCATATCAGAAACTATGTCAGCTGTGGCTAGGGTATTCATATCTGATACCACATCAGAAGTACCTAATAAGTTCATAGCAGTTACAGTTGCAGAACTACCTAAGACATTCATATCATTTACAACATCAGCAGTTCCTAAAATAGCCATATCTGCTACAGCATCTGAAGTACCTAATCTACCTATCTCTGTGGCTTTACCAGCTACAGTACCTATATCCGTTGCATCAGCAGCAACAGCATTGATATTAGTTGCATTACCAGCAACAGCTGTAACATTAGATGCAATACCACTTACTGTAGTAACATCACTAGCAATACCAGCAACAGTTGCTACATCTGTAATTGATTGACTAAACTCTAAAGCATTACCAGCACTATTAACTGTAAGTATTTTATTAGCTACTAACTCAGGGAATGTCAGGTTAAATGCAGTTGATGTAGATATCTTAGCTTTTGGAGAAAATAATATATCTCTCTCATTTTGCTGAATCATAGCAATAATTTTGTCTAGTTCAGTATTAAGTGTTTCTATAGGAAATGTACCAGATACAGGAAAATCAGAGGTTCTAGATACAGCTAAGTTTCTAGATATAGTATATTTATCATTAACAGTAGCACCACCACCTAATGTAATAGATCCACCACCTGATACACCAGCACCAGTAACAGAATATTGTGCAGCACTAGAAGGACTAGATGCAAGTGTTAATGTAGTATCTGCACCATCAGATACAGCTGTTTTAATAACTGTAAGATCACCATCAGCAAAAAACTCAAATGGTACAGTAAATGCAGTCTGTCCAGCAGTAGCTGTATACTGTATTCTAGGGGATGTGTCTGATATTGCTAATGCCATTTATCTTATACCTTTTTCAAATTTATCAAATAAACTATCTAAATACCATATATTCTGTAAAGGTAAAGATCTTCTTATAGCTCTAGCAGTTGTATAATCATAATTACCACTACCAGTATCTAACATTATTTCATATAAATTATAGGCTAGTGATCCCGAAGGTCCTACTAATCCTAGTTTTTGTCTATTTGTAGCATTATAAGGTTTACCAGCACCTAATGCTGGAGCTATACCTAATTCATTATCTGACATAACTTCTAACATTCTATTTAAATCACTAAATATACCAATCGCTCCTGATCTATCTAAAGCACTAGCTATTTTATCTCCTGTTTTCTTTTTAGAATAATCTCTATCAAAAGCTCTTTGTCTTACTGCATCTACCATAGCACCCATACTTACTAAGAACATTAAACCAATAAAAAAGTTTTGATCTCTTTCTTGTAAACCTCTCATCATAACAGCTTGTGTTGCTGCCATACCAAACTTTTTAAATTGAGATAATAAACCTCCTAATGGTTTATTCATCCATAATGGTACATCACCTTTATCTGGTGTAATAATAGTTGTTCTAATTTCTTTTCTTAAAGCATTACCAAATGCTTCTGCTGCTTCTCTGTCATCCCATAAATCAGATCTTGCTACTTTACTATATTTAAGATCTCCTTTTTCTGCACCACCAACACCTAAACCATATTTTTTATATTGTTGTACTATTCTTTTAGCCATTGATTTATCAATACTACCACTTAATAATTTAGCCATATTTTTTTGTGATATTGTTCCTTTAGTTGCTTGTTCTGCAAATTCAATAATTTTTGTACTACCAATATAAGAAGATGCTGTTTTCATGCCTGTATTCCAAACATTCATTAAATTTATAAATGTAAAATAAAATGAATTAGCAGCACCAGTAGCTCTTTCAACACTATTCAATCCATAAATCATTTCATCAACATTACCTATAGTATTAGCTCTACCAGCTATGGCTAAGTCTAATGCTTCTCCAACCATATTAGCTTCTTTTTTAGACATTTTTAATATTTGTCTATTTGATTGATTTGCAAATATTTCAAAAGTTTGACCAAACCCTTTTTTAATTCCATTTTGCATAATTAATCTTGCCATGTCTGGAGCAGCAGATAAAAAACCAGATAAAAAAATCATGTTTTGTATATTTTTTGTTGTTCTAATACCTGATTGAAAACCTGATTCTGGATTGTTAGTTAATCCATAAGTACCTCTTAGTAAATCTCTACTAGCTTCTATATCTCTAATATCATCTTGTTTTTTTTGTATAAGTTTTTCTCTGAGTTTAGGGCGTGTATTTTTTGGTGCTATTTTATTTATATAAGCATCCCATTCCATAGCTATTTGTGGAATACTAGGTCTATACCCACTATCAGGTCCTTTTAATCCCATCATAGCTACATCACCAAATACTTTAGATATTTCTATATCAGGCATAGTTGAGTTAAAATATTGTTTTGCTATAATATTAATATTATCTTCCATCCATCCTCTTTGCATTAAATAAGCATCATCTAATATCATTACTCTATTTCTTAAATGTTTTGATACTCCTGATGGTTGAAATGCAAAAGATAAATCAAATGTTTCATCTGGTTTTACAGCATCTCTAGGTAATTTATTAAATGGTGTGCTTGTAGCTATATCATCTACAATCTCATCTAATTCATTTACTGATATATTTATACCTTTGTTGTTAAAAGCTATTCTAAGATCTTTTTTAAAATCCTTTTTTTTATTTCTTATTAAATCTCTTTTCCAATATCTAGGTAAATAATCTTCTCTTAAAGGTCCTGTAGCGTTTATATTAATTAATCTAGCTTCTTCATCTGCTAATCTTGCTTCTATTTCAGCAAGTGTTTTAGTTACTCCATTTGATTCAGTAGTTTTTTTGTTTTCCCTTTTCATTTTATCTCTAGTTCTTTTTAAACCAGCTATAATAACTTTAGAATAAATGCTAAACAATTCTTCTGCATCTGCTTCTCTACCAATTCTAGTAAAAAAATTTTCTCTTAAATAACTTGCAACTTTATTTACTTCTGGAATGGGATCTTTAATATCTTTACTGACAAGTCTGTATGATATTCTTCTTTGAAATTCTCTTTCAGATATAGTTTTAATTCCTTTAAAACGCATTTCTGTTCTTTTAAACCTTGCATCCTGTCCAAGATTATTTTCTTGATATACTCTTTTTAAATAATCTTTATAACCACCTTTTGCATTTTGCCTTGCTTCTTCTACATAAATATATTTTCTTGCTATAGCAGATTCAATAGATTTTGTAGTAAATCCTGTATTCAATTTATTTTTATTTTGTAAAAGTTTTGTATCTAATAAATCTGTAGCTAATTCTCTGACTTGCAATATAGGAGATTTTAATAATCGAAACATAGGTGTAGCATTTGTTTTTTCTAAACCAGTTAATGTATTAGCAATAGCTTCATCATATAAGTCATCATTATATGACCTAGCTCCACCAGTATTAGTAGCATCTGCACCTACTCCTTTTGGACCTATTCTATTATCAGGATCAAGTATTCTACTATCTAATAATTCACCATTATTTTGTTTTGCTCTAGCAACTACTTCTTCTCTACCATCTAATAATAATTGCTGTTTGTTATATTTACCAACAGCTTCACCACCTTCAAAACTTTTTAATCTACCAATAGTATTAACTAACCCTGTAACTATAGCTGTACCTACTGGTACAAAATATGCTAATTCTTTTTCTCTATTTGCATTTATAGTTTGTTTATATAATTCTTCAGCTGTAGCTATAGCTGTAATTCTTTTTAAATTATATGCTCCACTTGCAGTTCTAAATGCTTTCATACTAAAAGCAGCATAAGTTACAGGATCTAATATACCTCCTGTAAGTCTACCTATAAAGTATGCTCCAGGATTTGTTGCAATCATTTCTGATTGTTCTTTTAGTTCATTTATTAAATATTTACTTTCTAATTTACTACCAGAGTTTCTAAAATAATCTATATTATCAACATATGGTTTTAATTGTTCATCATATAAGAAATCATATGTTGGATCTTTTTTAAAGTTTGCAGTTTTTTCCATTGTAGCTGCAAATGAAAGTGCAACTGAGTTTTCATCTAGTACACCTCTTTTAAATTGTTCTAACTTTGGGTTTTTAAAAAAACCATCTAGTGAGCTTTCAGGTATATCTAATTCATTAGGTATAATTCTTCTAGTAAAACCTTTAAGTGCTACATTACTCATTGTCCAAACATTCTTATATCTGGTTTATTTTCTTCTAAGTAATCTAATAAATCATCTCTATTAGTAAGACCATATGTTCCTGGATATAATATTGCATATAAAAAATTTTCTGCATATTTACTATTTAATCCTTGATCTTCAAAATAACTTAACAATTTATTATCAGATAAATAATCTTTAACAGCTTCAGTTACTATAGCTTTTTTTGAAAATTGTTTTCCATCATTAGTTGTCATTACATCATCAACACTAAGAAATTGTGGATCATCAATATCCATAGACATTTCATAACTATTAGAATAAATATTATTAGGATTTAAATTATAACTATAAACATTACCAGGTTCTTTTATAAAATAAAAAGCACCATCATTTAATAAATCATTTACTCTTTTCATATCTAATTTTACTTCATTAGCTTGTGAAGTTCCAAAATTATTAATGTATACTCCTGGATACATATCTTTCATTTTATCTTCACCATACTTAGCTTCCATACTTTTAATGTGTGTGTATATATGTCCTGTCATATACATTTCTTTATCTAATTTATTTGAATATGGTATTTGATTTTCAAGGGGATTTTGAACTAATTTACCACCATTATTCATTGATTCATAATTTGATATACCAAAACCCTCTCTGTTTAATCTATATGCAGTAGAATATAATGCTTGTTCTCTTACTTCTTGTATTTCTGATAAAAATTTATCAGGATTTTTTTTCATTAAAGAAAAATCAACACCATTATTTTTTAACTGTTGAACATAAATTTCATTAAATTGTTCTAAAATAACAGGATCTATTTGTAAATATTGTGGATAAGGATTATCTTTAAAATATTCTTCTCCTCCAAAACCAATAGACATTCCAATAGCTATTTTTTTCCATTCAGGTATGTTGGCGAATAAATCACTAAATGCTTCTGTTTTTTTAAATAGTTCATCTTCATCTAAACCAATATCCATATCTGTAAACGGAACATCAACATAAGGTAATTTATTATATAAAAATTTTCCAATAGCTTCTAAACCAAACTGTGATCTTAAATCTTCTGTAATTTTAAGTTGTACATTGTCCAATGTTATGTTCTGATTATTATCAATTAAAAATTTATTTATTTCATTTAAATCATATGGAGCTTCTACAAATGCTTTAAATTCTGTTTGTAAGTTTCTTAAATCATTTAAGTCTAAAATATTTACACCTTCATATAGTTGTCCTTTTGACATTTTTAAATATTGAAAAAATGTAGGTGTTTCAGATCCTGTAACTGTAGGAAAAAAAACATCGCTACCATTATTATTTATATAATTAAATAATTGCATACTTTGATTTACTCTTGTTATATCAAGATCTGTTAAATCTGTTTTTGTCATTATTCTATCTACATTAGAAAAATAATTATTTAAACCTGGAGGGTAATAACCATTTTGCATCATAGTTGCAGCAGCTTGAAAATTTTTAGTAGATTGTACATATTCATCACTAAAACCACCAGGACCAGAATCTGGTGTTGGATTGTTTAATACTATATCTACATCATTAACCATTTGATCTGCTGTATAATTATATAAACCACCTAATGATGAATATACATATCTTGATAAATCATCTTCACTAATATTAGTTGATAATTGTGTATTTATTTCAATAGTCAAATCTCCAATATTTGGTAATACACCATTATTTTGAAATTGTTTTCCAGCAATTATTTTATGAATACTTGTTGCTTCAATAGCACTATTTAAAGTTTTAGCAAATAATTCAGGGTTGTTATATAAATTAACTAAAGAATCTGTATTGTTTAAAGATTCTAATATACTTTTAGGTGTAGATTCTATTGATAATCTAGAATTATTTTTATAGTTATTTACAAATTCTGTTGAAAAAACTCCTTGTGTATATGTTTCTGCATTAATAGATTTTTGAATTTTATCTTGTTGTACTGATAATAAATTTGTTTTTGTAGTTTCTAAATTTTTAGCAACTTCTGCAATAGTTCTTTCATCCATATTGTATTTTCTTGCATCTGGATTTGTAACATAATTTTCAATGTAATCATCAATAGCTCTATCTAATATTTCTAAATCAGATGCTAATTTTTGTGTATCATTACTATCAAAATTTACATTAGCAACCATCATTTCAATCATTCCAATATTTCTTAAGGTTTCATATGCTATATTAGTTTTGTTACCTCTTTCTTCAATCATAGCTGGAGTCATTTCAAGAGGTTTTAATTGACTTAATACAATGTCATTTTTTGTTTGTGATGCTATATTAGGTAATACTTCATTAACAAATAATAAATCAATTTCTTGTTGTATTTTTTCATTGTTACCTTTGTTATTTTTTATAATTGTTTGTATAGAGCTATATGTACTATCATAATTCATATTAGCTAAAGTAGTTCCTTGTGTGCTTAAATTTATAAATTTTAAATCATTAGCATAATCTTTGACATTATTTACCGAATCAACAAAGTTAATATCTAATTTATTAGTTATATAATTTTGAAATCTTTGTGGTGCTTCTTTTAATTGTGTATCTCTATAGGTAATAAATTTTTCTCTAAGTTTTACTAAATCAGGATTTTGACTATTTAATTCTTCTCTAGTAGCTTGTTCTATAAAAATAGCACTACTTGTATCAAAATTGTTTTGCCATTCTTTATCCATAACATCTACTTGAAACTGTGTAATTTTATCTACAGTTTGTGAAGCATTTGCTATACTTGTTCCAATAGTATTTTGTGCTGTTCTAACAACACCAAAACTACCTTCTACTCCTGTTCTTCTGACACCTTTATTAAGGGATGATCCTCTTTCTAAAGCCATTAAAACTCGTTACCTCCACTATACATACCAGCTGCATTAGTTGTACCAAATCTTGCTCTTGATTCTCCAGGCGACATACCTGGTCTTATAGTTTTACTAGGACCTCTATAATAATTCATATATGTCCATCCATTTAATATTGAACTTCCAGCATCAACTATTGAACCAAATGTAGCTGATTGCATATCTATTTTAGAATTTATTATTTGTTGATCGTATTTAGATAAAGCTATTCTTGTATTAAGTTTTTGAGATCTAATATCTTCTATAGCAGAATTTCTAACATCATTTTGTATAGTTAAAAAAGATCTACTGTCATCTAAAATACCAGCAGCTCCAGCAATAACTTTATTATTACCTAATGTAATTTCCATTTGTTGCCTTCTTAAATTTTCTTCTTGTATCCCTCTAAGTTCTGTAACTTTTTTTTCTTCTTCATATCTTGCAATATCACTTTCTAATGCCTGTCTTTGTTGATATCCTTGGTATAAAGATGCACCAGCTGTTACACCAGCTGTAATCATAAACATTGTTGCTGGATTCATTCCACCCATTAATAAACAACCTCCAATGCTAATCCTAATATTTTAAGTGGTAATGGTTCTGTTTGTGTTATTTTTAATGTAGGTTCTCTATCATATCCCAAAAAGAAAAATTCTTTTTTACCAGATACTGCACTTACTGATTGATTTACATTAAAGTCTACTTGTCTAATAATTAAATTTTTTGCAGTTTTATCTGAAGCCTGTAAAGCAACATTCAAAGCATCTGATACATCAATAACTGCTCTTGATATTCTTTTTATTTGTCCTGTTAATGGACCATTTTGTACTTCTTTATCTATAGGCATAGTTTCAAGTGTTGGTGTATAATCAAATCCTAATTTAACACCAGCAGCATGAGCTTCATTTAATGTTATTGTATCTGATCCTGATGTAGTAAATGTTCCTAATGCCATTGTACCATCAACAGCATATACTGAAGTAGATGTCAAGTGCGTAGGAGTATTATGTAATCTTCCTTGAGCTATTGTAATTACTGCATTATCAGATGGTGTAGCTGCTAAGTTCTGATTTAATACCAAAGTAAAACCAGAAGCTGTAGCATTAACTGTTTGAATAGTATATTCTGTACTGTTACCAGCTATTGTAATTATATCATTAGGATTAGGAGCAGATGTATATCCATCTACATTCAGGCTAGATCCTGATTGACTACCACCATTAACTTTAGGTGCACCTTGTTGATTTAATGTAGTTATTCCAGAGCAATCTAATGTTAATGAATCATCATCTGCAAACTTTTCTAAGGTATATACTGTGCTACCTTCTAATTGTCTTTCAACAACTACAAATAAATTTTCATTAAGTGCTGTTATACTTTTGTATTTATCATTTGCTCTAGTACTCCATAATGTCCAACCAGCTATTTTTTCTGCTCTAACACTATGAAATAATGCAAGTGTTCCATCTGTATTAGTAAAAAATGCAAATTGTTCTGGTCTTGTAGATGTACCAGTAATCATTGTCATATCTACTGGGTTATTAATAACTTGTGAAGCAAGTATAGATATTGAAGTAGAAGCATAAGCTGATTCAACATCAGAAAATAAATACTCTCTAATAGATCTACCATTTTTTTGAGCATATAAAGTAGCTCCATCAAATATTACTGGTTTTGCTCTATTGCATCCATAAGGTGTTTGTCTAGTAAAAACTATATTAGATGGAGTAACAGCAGAAGTATCTGAAGATGTTGGAACAAAATATTCACCTCCATCAGTAAATAATTGTAAGTTTCTTGAACTAACTAAATGTCTAATTTCATTTATTCTATCACCAGTAACTGTAACATCTATAGCATCATCAGGTTGTCCTGTACCTATTTCAAAATTAAAATATTCTCCAACTTTAGAACCTATAACAGATCCAGGTTTATCTCTTACACCAGCAAAATATAATCTATTATCGTGAAATGTTACTGCTTGGGGAAAACCTCTAATAGAAGAAATTAATTGTTCTTCCCATAAAAAATGAGGACCAGCACTAACTGTATCTTCTATTACTGTAACTGTTACTACAGTAGCACTTGTAAATCCTGTTACTTTTACTTGTTTATTATTAACTAATAAATATTGTCCAATATAAGCACTTGTAAAAGCATCAGCACTTGCAGTTAATGTTCTACCAGTTCCTGTAGCATGAGCTGATAAAGTAACTGATATAGATGAAGCAGCATATTTATAAAAAGGTTGTGTAGATTTATTTACTCCACTTACTGATACAGATTCATCTTCTTCAAAAGCAAATAAAGAAACACTAAAAGAAGAAGCAGAAGCTCTTACTATTTTTACTATTGGATTATTTCTATGTACTATAAATACTGTATCACCAAACTGTGCATAGTTAAGTTCAAATAATTCTGATGTAGACCAATTACAATTAGAAGTAATATTAGATTGTATAGTAGATCCATTACTATCAAAAACATCTAATCTACCATCTGATAATGCAAATATTGCCATTTCATCATTAGAAAATATAAAGGGAATAATTCTTGAAGATCCAGGTAATGTAGCTTTATAAGTAGTTCCTGGTCTACGCATAATACCACCCTCATCTAATAAATACCAATTTCGTAAAGTTTTTGCTCCACTAAAATATGCAGATGCGTCTGTTCTTGTTACTAATAAAGGGTTTAACTCTCCACTTGAAAAGTTAGTATATACAGTTCTAAGGACATTCGCCATTAGTACCCTCCAGTTGTCAATCTATCCTGTATAAACCTTTTTGTATTTAAAACACTATTAGATACTTCTTGACTATCTATATTCTTTGCTATTCTCATTTGGTTTTCACCAAGTGTTTCAAACTGTTGTATCATAGCAGCATCTCTTGCTACTGATCCAGCAAATATTGCTGCTAACTTATATTGTAAACTTAATTTAAAGTATTCTGGAAACTCAGCTTCATCTTGTCTAAATATATAATCTGCTATTAATATATTAGTAGAACCATATGAATTACAAAAAATCTTATCTCCATACCTAGCATATTGTATGGGATTATCATTTACTGTAACTGTATTTAAAACTAATAGTTCAGGACTTGATGGTAGCTGATAAGCAAATTCATATCTTCCTGTAGGTGCATCAGCTAATAAAGAAAGTTGTTTTTGTTCTGTAGCAAACTTCCATCTGTGTCTTGATAAACAAGACTTCAGTATGTTTTCGTACATGTTAGAAGCAACTAAGGCTTCTGTTGAACCATCATCAAATGAAGAAATCGGAGAAGCTCCGATCATTATGATTGCTCTTGCACATATATCTACTTTTGTATCTGCCATTATAAAAGGGGGGTATTTAACCCCCCAATATGATTATGATAATAATGCAGTTGTTACTGTAGAGGATGTTGCAGCTGATACAATTAAAATATCTACTACACCATTTGATCCACCACTGTTTACAATGATTACATCACCAGCGTTCAGGTCGCCTGTTGCTGATAAAAAGTAATCTGCATCATCAATAGTTCCTATGGCATCTCCATCAGAGTAGTACCACATAGAATTACTATCTCCCATTTGAGAGATCTTCTTAATAGGATTTGAAGTTGCGTATGCCATGATTAACTCTCCCTACATTTCTGTACTCTACATCCATCAGTATCAATAAGTACTGCACCCATTGACATGTAAGATGTAGTTAGGTGTGATACCTTTTCAGGAATGTAGTTTACTTCAGTTCTTACATCTGAACCTACGCCTAATCCCATTGATGACTTATGCCATGCTAATGTGTGTCTATCATTAGAACCATCTTTTGATAAACCACTAAATGCCATCCACATAAATGAAATCCATCTCTTAGCTGTTAATCCACCTTTAAATGGAAGATCAGCTTCACCGATATACTCAGCTCTTGAGAATTGATCTATGGATAAAAGATCTGACCATTGATTTCCACCAATAACCCAATATCTTTGTCCATCATCTGGAACATCATTTTCTTGGAATGTTTCAAACATCTTCTTAGCTTTGATTAAAGACATACCAGCAGCAGAATCAGAGTTTGCGTTGTGAGCTACTGCTGTAGCACCAGCATCAAAAGTATCTGTTACGATACTGTCTGTTTTTCTACCAAGAGCATATGCTGCATTTTGAGCAACAATGTTTCTTTCATCAATGTTTACTTTTAGTTCGTCTAGTTTGTCCACATAGTCTGCTGCGTAAAAGTCGTTTAGTGTTGCAGTTACATTAGAGTGTACAGAGTTCATAGCGACAACTTCGGCATGTCTTGCTTTTGTTGAAGCAGAACCCTTGGCTACTTTTTGAAACTGAACAGTACTACCTTTTACGTTGCTAACATTACGGACCATATTCTTGAGCTTAGAGCCCATTCTTTGATAAGCCATATGCACTTCTGCTTCGAACTGCTTTATAAAGGCTTGGTCTATAGTTGCACTCATAATAAGTTTCCTTTCGAGTATTGTTAGTTAATAATCAAGTTGTCGTTATAAACTTTGGTATGTTATCCTATTGGGCATATTCCAGTCTATTTCGGCTTGTTAGTTGAGATATATTATATTTTTGTCATCTTTACAAGACCAGAAGCAATAAAAACATTGACATCCCCAAATGTAAATGAACCATCTGATTCTTCTATGTAAGATGAAAAAGTCTTTATATGCTTTTGATCTTTAGAGTATAAATATGCTTCTGTTGTAATAACAGCTGGTTTGACCGAATCCATGTCATTTTTAGACATCCATTCACTATGACCAGTAGGATCTTCCCATTTAAAAATATATTTCTTAAAAGGAAAGTCTTTATTCTTAGCCATATTTCTTTTCATATAATCGAGTTACTTTGTCATAGTATGCTTGATCTCTTTGTGATGGATCAAAGTATCTAGGATCATTCATCATTGATCTTAAATCTGTTTCTTCTAGTTCTGCATCTACAACTGTATTTGAATTAGGTAATGGTTGTGTTTTGGTTATATTCATTATTTCTTCTAATGCTTTTACACCTTCAGCTGTACTAGCTATTTTTGCGGCAACTTCATAAGATTCTGGAGTTAAATATTTTTTAGACCATAAATCTGCTGCTTCTACTCTAGTACTAGCATTATCACCTAACTTTTGCATTTCTTGTTGCATATCTGGTAAACCAGCAATTTCATTATTAACAAAAGCATTGACACCTCTATTAAATATATCTTGTGATAATCCATTATCTTTGCAAATATTAGACCACTCTTTTAATAGTTCTTGTTCTTTGTTTACCTCAATATTTATATGTTCAGGTACTTCAGGTATAACTATTTCATATTCTTCTGGTACGTTACCTATTCTTTCTTTTTCTAAATCTTCTCTAACTTGTTTAGATAGTTCATCTGTTCTCATACCAATCTTTTTTTCTAAAGCATTGTATGATGCACTTAGTTCATCTACCTTAACTTCATTTCTATCTGTATCCCAAAACTTTTCGGCTACATGTTCTGGTCTAGTTATTTCTTCTTTTTGTTCTGTAGCTGTTACTGCTTCAGATGTTGGTTCTGTAGTTTGTGTTGTTTCTTCTGACATTAACTCTCCTTATGTGCTTCTATTCTTTTTTTCATTATGAAATACAAATATCTCATCCCCTCTAAATGTCGTAGTTGGTCATTTGATACATCTCTACCAGCTACAGCATCTACTGTAATAGATTTTAAATAATTTAAAACCTTTTTTCCTAAATCTGTTTTGAATAATGCAGCAATATCAGCATTTAATTCTAACTCTGCTCCTTTAGATCTTTGGAATCCGTCTATTGAATAATGATAACCCTCAGGTTTGTTCCGTATCTGCTCCCAAGCCACCTTGTCCTCCTTGTGATTGCATTTGTTGTAATTGTTGCATTTGTTGTACAACTTGTTGTTGTTCAGCAGAATCTCTTATTAACTTTTCAGGTAAGTTCATTTTTTCTGCTAAATATCTAGCTACTTCTTCTTGTTTAACTATTAAGTTTAAAACTTGTGGTCCAAATGTTTGACCAATAGTAGCATTAAATCTATTTATATCTGCTATATCCTGTTCAAATTGTGCTCTTGATAAAGGTGATTCAGGTATAATTTTAATTTCTTTGTTATCTAAACTTGGAATAGTAATCTTTCCTTGTTTTTTAAGAATGTAAATAATTCTTTTAACTAATGGTTGTATAAATTCTGATTGCAATCTACCAAATGATGATCCTATTTGTCTTGAAAGATCTGCCATTCTTTCTGCAACTTCAGTAGCAGACATTGGTGTACCTTTTGTTGGACCAAGTGTATCCATATATAATGCTTTTCTAATATTGTTTCTCATATCATCTAACACTAATTGTGCTACATCAAATCTACCAGCACCATTAATAGGTTGTAATCCTCTAGATCCAGGAGCTACTGGAATTATTGTGCCAGGCACTAATGCAATATTATCTGTATTAATTACTCCATCATCTTCTAATTGATAGATACCAGATATATTCATTTGTGCATTTTCTAATATAAGCTCTACTGTAAGGTTTGTTGTTTTAATAGCTGCCATAGCATTAAATACTGGACCTCTACCATAAACTTCACCACTAGCTTTGTTCCATCTAAATGTAATAAATGGATTTGATCCAGCACCTTCAAATTGATCTTGTACTATTATTTTTTCATAATCTTGTACACATACAATATAATCATAAACTTCTTTATTAGGATCAGAGTAATTTCTCATTGTGCCTTCAATTACAGAAACTTTTTGATTTGGTTGATTAGCCATTATAGAAATTAATTGTTCATCTAATTCTGCTTTTGGATATAAAACTTTAATATCATTAATGTGCATAAATCTTCTTCTATAAATACAATCTATTCTATTATCAGGTCCACTATTTAATGTGATATGTGGTAAAGGTATTGAATTAAAAATTATTGGATTTGAAGATGGTCCTTCGTTTACAAGTAAACATCCTGTACCAATAGCACAGTCCATAAATGATTCATGTACTTCTTGGTTAAAATTTGAATTGTGTAATATTTCAAAAATATAATTTGTAATATCATCTAATTCTTTATCAATTCTTGGTGATAAATCTAATGGTATTTCAACACCTGATTTTAAATGCATCCATCTACCAAAAGTAGGAATCATAGCTGCTTGTAATCTACTAGCAAATTCTTGAATACCTACTACAGCTGTTTCATCAAATATTCTATCTGTTCTTTTTTGTCCAGGTGATTCTTCATAGAATGATTCTCTACCTGGCATAGTATATTCATATGCTTCTTCAAACTTAGATCTCCATACTGATTTTAAATCTTCTGCTAATGAATATTTTTTAAGAAATAATTTAGGACTCATTTCTGCCATGTTTGCAGATGTTCTATAATTATTATATTCCATTAACCTTGACCACCAAAAGTTTTAGCAATAGTTGTAAATAATGATCTATTACCAACAGCTAACTCTCCAGTTCTACTTGCAGCGGCTCTTCTTTTTCTTTCTGCTTCTCTTTGTGCTTCTGTCATTGAATTAAACTCATTAGCTTCTGTTGGTGTCATATTGACAGTTTTATTTTTATCTGGAACAGGACTATCTGAATAATCATAAAATCCTCTTGTAGAAGTACTATTTACATAATCTGTATAAGGTGTTTGTGATGAAGATAATAATATTGATGGAATAAATGGAGCACCAGCTAAAGCTGTTATACCAGCTAAACCCATTTTAAATTTTTGTTGTGAATCATACATTTGTTTTGATAAAGGTATTCTATATCTTCTAGATTCTTCATACGCACCTCTAGTTAAATTTGTAAATGTTAATCCCTTATCTGTTTGTACACCAGCTGTAAAAGATCCTGTATCTTTGTTAAAAGTACCAAGACCTTGTGATGCTAAATATTTATTTCTAGCTTGTGAATATTTGCTACCATACATTTGATCTCCATCAGTATTAGTAGCAAAAATTGCATTATTAGTTTGTGTAATACCTAATTCACTTCTAGCAGATTCATCAGCTTTTTTTCCAGCTCTTTTTATTTTAGCATTTTCATTAATTGCTTTTGGTGTACCTCCAGTAGAAGATGCCATTCCTCCTGAT